TTTCTAGGAAAATTGACCAGGCTGGGGCCTTATTTTGTTATTTATATGATAGTGCCTGATGTTTTCACTTGTCTTGCTTGCGACTGTTGCATGATCTGCAGCAGGCTCTTAAATTAGCTGGGTCTAGACCTAGCGCCCTATCCTTCGAAATTGCTATGACATGATCTACAGTTGCATCAGCGCCAGCTAGTCGCTTCTCACATATGTAACATGTCCAGTTGTCTCGCTCTAATACTGTGCGTCGTATGGCCTGCCATCGACTACCGTACCCACGCTCCGTAGTATTTCTCTTTGGTCGTGGTGGATGAGCGATTAAATAATTATTAGCGCAGCGATCGCATCGTGTATTCGGTCCAGGTAGACCGCAGTCAATACATGGTTTACGCATCAGCGATATTGGATAACAGTTTTAATTTCTCCGCCTGTGAATGCGTCATACTTTGCAGAGATTTCAATTGCTCGCTTAATAAGTATTTCTACATCTTTAACAATGCACAAATCAAAGCTGTCAATCAAAGCTTCTAACGCACCCATTGCAAAGCGTTCGCCAGAACCTGCAGTGTAAGTGTTATTTGTTGCTCGCTCAAACGAATAATCTTCGTCGATTCGATAACATTCACCATTTATTGCAACAATCCAAATGTTGTCATTTTCAGCTGATGAATCACTGCGTTTAACTTCGTAACCGTGTTCATCAAATAATTTTCGCATTGCTGGAATTAAAGTTTTAGCAATGTAACGATCTGTATTTGATCGTCCAACTTTTGGCGCAACAAAATTATGTTGTAAAAGATTTATTCCACGAACTGCGCCTGCGCCTGCGATGATAACGCCGTTGTTGTTAAAAATCTTTCCGTCAGGAATGTCAATTGAAAATCCGTCTTCACCAGAGCTTTGTGAATCAGCTCCAATAATGACAAAGTTTTTGGTCTGAATGGCAGCTAGCGTTGTCATTCATTTTTCCCCTCAAATGGTAGTGGCAGGGTTTCTTCTTCCCCTAAAGACACCCCGCCGGGGATATTTATACCATAAATGTCCAATTTATGTTAAATTGTCCGGACTTTGCTTCTTCGGCGTTTCGTGCAAGCTACCTGCCAGGATGCCAAGCGTATCTTTGCCCCAAACAGCCTCGCATTTTGTACATTTAGCTGAAATTGGTCCATAAATGTCCATGTTGACAATAATGGAGTTTTTTTGGCCACAATGCGGACAAAAGCCTTTAATTCGACGCGGTTTATCCTTCCAGGTCAGTTTTAGCTCCACCTGGTTGCGAAAGTCATGAACCCGATCTGAAATGTGCTCAACGAGCTCATCGGTTCCGGTTACTAGCAGGTTTGGTAGCTGATAAAAGTTCTCCCGGATGTCCGAGAACACGTTTCCGCCCGCCATCAAGCTTAAATTGACGCTCATTTGCGCCGCGAGTACCAACAGTCCCAACATGTCATCGCCAATGGGTGCTCTAGAACTGGCGAGGATTGATTTAGAGACACTTTCTCCTTCAGGGCCAGACGTAGCCTCATAAATCTCATCATAGAGCTGTTCTAGCAGTCCTGGATGCTTAGAAACGTGTGTCTTACCGTTATCCATAGATTCCCGGTGTTCGTAGTACCGGGCAAGGTGCGAAACGTCGTCAATCAGACGCTCCATCAACTCAGAACGGGATCGTGGCATTTTTCGGTTCTCCTTTGCAGTCATGAAGCGAGACGACCAGGGGTTGTGGATCGTTGATGGTTTTTTTAATTGTCTCGGGAAGTCGTAGCTTTGCTTCAGCATTTCCATACCGAGTTGTGATTTGAAAACTTGACCCACCTCGTAGCAAGTTTTCAAGCTCCTCGTATTTCGACATCAGTAGCCGATTCAGCCTGACCCGGAACCCGCCGGCATGACAGTCCCAGACAGTGGCGCCGCAGCGAGTGCAGACCGCCTCAACTAGCGCCGTTGTCTTGAATGGCTCTGACATAAAAACCTCCGGGAGGAACTTTTGGATTTTTAGCTACTTCGGTTGTTGTCTGAATGTTTTTGGTTGCTCCCACTCCGTTCCTCCCCCTAGGGAGGAACGGGAGCAGCGGGAGTAACCTAAAACTCACTATTCAGAGGTTGCTCCCGGGAGGAACTGGGAGTAACTGGGAGCAGCGGGAGCAACCCCCCAGTCCGGCTGGCTAAAACCGGCCGAAAAGCTGTCCGAAAGTGGGTCCAATTTGGCGTCGTAGAGCTTTACGAACCCGATGCGACGAGCGGAATTACGCGATTCGCCGTCCCGGGATTCGGTTAAAAATAGCTCTTCAACCAGGATGTCGATAGCTAAACCGACAGCCTGATCTTTGCCTTTGACAGCCTTAATGACCTCGTTTCGGGACGGTGCCTCATCTCCTGACCAGTCATGCACAAATCGAGAAACACGCTCCATCAGCACAGTCGGACGCATCCGGCCGTCGCTAGACATAGACGGCATGTCAACGCTCCATTTGGTCATGGTGGTGTCCTGGGAGTCCAAAACGAACGTTCCAGCGTGCTTTCCTGGCGAAACCGATCGAAGTCCACCATTACGGTCTTTTTCGATGGTCAGGCTGATCTTTCCGAGCTTTCCAGGAGCTGGAGCCATCAGCACCTCCGCCGAGAGATAGGTCCCGTCAATGGCACGCTTCTTGGCAGTACCGCCAATGGCGTAGCCTGACTGCCTGGCGTCAATACCCTTCGGTAAGTGGTCAATTGTGATGACGCAGGCGCCAATTGTGTGAGCAAGTGGCTTGCAGACAGCTCGGAGTGCCTTGGTGATGTCATCGTTGTCAGTGGACTTCAGTCCCAACATAGGGACCAGCTCACCGACGGAGTCAACGACAGCTATTTCAGGTTTCCACTCGATCATGTCATGGATGAAGAGCCGAAGACCGTCGATGTCCTCAGGTTCTGCAATCTTGAACATGTTCGGGTTGGCAATGCAGGCTATCGGAGCACCAAGGGCGACAAGACGCATAGCTATTTCAGCCGATCCGTTGTGGTCGATATCAAGGTACACGGCACGGCGGTTCTGGTGCAGCGCCTCTACGACCGCGCACATCGCGAGCCACGATTTCGCTGTTTCAGGGTCGCCGAAGATTCCGTTGATTCTGCCGTTGTAGAACAAGGCAGTACCATCGGAACGTTTGACCCAAGCAGGTGGCTCGATCTCAGGTGGTGTGCCACGAAGGAGCCATTCAAGGTCGGCATAGATTGACGTCTCAACGTCGGGTTGTTCACTGCCTGGGACTGTTTTATTGTCCGGAGCTAGAAACTCTTCGACGCTGAACTCAAGACCACGTAGCTTTCCGTCGCAGTCTCGGCCATTGCAGCGTTCTTTTGGTTGCATCTTTGCAAGGATGATCGAAATACCGCCGAGCAACATGCGCTTCCACTCGAGCTCTGCAGATGTGGTTCCACGATCTTGGCCAATAACGTCAACAAATTCGCTTGCAACACGCTGAAGCGCATATCCAACACCTTGGTGACCAACTTGGCCAAGACGCAAGAGTCCCAGCATGAGGTCTCGAACAGCGTCATGGCGTGAGCCAGATCGGCCTGAGAGCGCCTCTTCTATGTCGTATAGCTTTCTGTTCACCATTGCGCACGGCTGATCCGGTGTGCACCATTCGGCAAAGGCAACAGCCATTTCCTCGGCGTCAGTGTCCAGGCGCTGAGTTGCCGGCGTTGCCGCTTGTCCCTTCGTAAGACCTTGGACCCAGGCAGCAGGTAGCTCTGGAAGTTGGTCTAAATGAGGACCCGCGCCGATGGTGTCTTGGTTTTCAGGTCCGATCCAACGATACGTGCGACCTTCTGGGTGCAGAGATGGCCAAACAACCGCATAACGGTGACCTCGGTGGATGGTTTCAATGCCAGGACCAACTTGGTTTGGCCACTGAAGACCTGTCGGTACCCGGTAGAACCTAATGCCACTGATGCCATCGTCTCGCGACGTTACTCGCCAGGTTTCAGGCAGTGGACCGAATGTCGCGATGCCTTTAGCTAGCGATTCCATTCCAGACTTTTCGCCGTAGGCGTCAACGTCGATGCCCAAAATGTTTGCGGGCATGCGAAGGGCAATGTTGCCACGTCCTTTGGTTTCAATCCATTCCTGGATTTCCGATGCGTCCGGTGAAATGTCGTAAAACCGCTTGCCTGTGTAACCAGTTGGCGGATGAGATTTCTTGCCTGGCGGAAGGGGTAGGACATCTGACCATCCCAGCTTTCGATAATCCCACGCCGCTTGTGCGTAAGGACCGTCGACTGGTGTGGTCTCCTCGTCAGGCATCATCTAATCCCCTTCTTTTAGCTGGTCATACGCCTCGTCGGCTTTGTCCCAAATGTCTACTTCAACAACTTCATCCTCGTCGGCGGAACCTTCTCCGCTCATCCACATTGGGTCACCGCTCACTTTCGTACCCCTTTGCAATGTTGCGAACTCGTTCTTGCGGTATGTCGTAGCGTTGAGCTAATTCGACCAAGTTAACCGCTTTCCTGTTAACGATTTTATACTCACTGCGAATCTGTCGAACTTCTTCGCTTGTTAGCTCTTTCCTGCCCATCCATCCCCCTTAAATACAATTCCCGGAGCCGAGAATATCTTTGTCATGAGCTCGCCGCATGAACACGTCGGTGCGGATTGCTCAGAAACACTAGCTATAACTTCACAAGTGATTAAACACTTAGGACATCTGAATTCGTAGGTTGGCATACTATTCTCGATTCTGTACAAAACTAACAAGCCAACCGGTTAAAAACCCAGCTATTGCAAACATGTAATGTGGCATTAAAACCCCTTCTAATACCAATGGTTAGCTATCCAGTGCGCCTTTGCTGCGCAAGGTCCGCCAGATCCGTACCAGCGAGCAATGTATGCTAACGTGGCGACGACCTGAGAGCGCGGATCTGAACTGAATTTCATGCCAATGTTTTCATATGTTGATTTCAGCAGCTGACCGATTCCCTTGGCCGATGATGTTGGATTCTTGGCCAGAGCATTCCAGTGCGATTCATTAGTAATGACATAATCAAGGCAAGCAAACTGCTTGGGCGTCAAAAGCTGATACGCGAAGTATCTAGCTTCGTTCACCTGGAACGATGATTCTGTCGCCTGAACTAACTGAACAACTGGTTGAACTTTCACGATCTTTGATGCTGGTTTATTGACGTACATTCCAAATGCAAAGAATACCGCCGCAGCAGTAATAAGCGTCATAATAAATCTATGGTTTAGTTTACTTTCCATCTTTACTCGCAATCGCTCGGCAGAAATCGACCCATTCGTGCTGAAACTCCCGACGTGAACGAGCTTCTTTGTACAACGAACAGACTGACCAACCCCAAACGATTCCGATAACAGCTGCTAATGCAATAAACATTTTTTTCTCCTTAGATTAAAAGAGAGCTCAGAGTGACGGCTCTGAGCTCTCGGCTTGCCGGATTAAAACTGAGGCGCGATTTGTGTTGCACCAAGTTGTTGCATCAAAGCGGCAATAGCTGCTTGATCCATCACAGGCGCTGCAGGTGGCGTTGGCGCAGTTTGCGCAGCAACTGGACCAGCAGGTTGAGCAAACGCGTTCTTCTTCTGAGCTTCCACCCACGCTTGAGCGCGAGCGACGTCAGCATTCTCGAAGTTGTTGAGGACCCAAGCAGGATTTCCCTTGCCTGTATCGACCGTTCCAACTCGCGCAAGAACGTTCGTCGTACCGACCTTAAGCTTATTAGTGATTCCAACGTGTCCGACTTTGACGTCAGTGTTGAGTTCTCCTGAACCGTCAAGGTCCACGAAATCGACAGTAAACTCGTCAACCTCCGCGTTGCGGAGAGTGTCAAAACGCTTTGACGATGACTTGACAGCGGTGAACAGGACGAGATGACCGTTGTGCTCTGCAGGCTTGAAAAACCCGCCGCCGCCATTTGCTGGTTGTGTGAACATATTTCCCTTCTTTCTTTGTGTGTGTTGTTTTCTTGCATGCTGCAAGTCTATATTTTCTGCTGCTTGCCGATAACTAGCTTTGAGCGATCTGCTTTCCACTTGAATACTTCAAGCGCAGCAAGGAATACGTCAAACTCGGCTTCCGTGACATCCATGTCGACAACTTTGCCCGTGCCTTCTTTTGGCGCATGCCAAATCTGACAACGCGTAATCTTCGGCACTGGAATCTCAGTCCCATCAGTATGGAGAATGTTCTCGGCATACTTGTACGCAGCAAGCTGAATGGAGTAATCAGGATAAACGCCGGTCGACGTCTTCAGGTCGACGAGTGTAACTTCACCGTCGATGATGTGTATGCCATCAAAGGAACCTGCATAGCCATATTTATTTGACCATACAGTACCTTCAATGGATAGTGGCTGAGGCTTGACAGCTTTCAAGATAGCTCTCAAGTTCTTTGCTGCTTCGCCAAGACCTGGTGGGTCAAACGGTGAGTTGATGTCAATCTCACCACGAAGCAAACCTTCGCAATACTCGTGCGCATCTGTACCTGCAGCAGCTGCCTTGTCTCTTGTGCGCCAAGGTGAACCCTTGAGCATGTCGATGGCTGCATCTTCAGGGAGGTCAATCCACGCCTTTTTATTATTTGCCGCAAACTCTGCCACGCTCTTCGCAGCCCAACGCGGTAAGGCAGGCTTGTCAAGAACATTGAGCACAGTTGTGACCGATGGAACTACAGCGCCGGTGACAGGATGGGAATAACCTCGTCCGGTGCCGACTGTTACTGCTAATGCTGGTGAGGTCACGCTGCCATCTCGTTTCTACGGGACAAAGATGTCGCGATAGCTAAAGCCATTGCTCCAATCTCCATCATCTGATCTTCTAGTGCCCGGTATCGATGATTCTTGCGGCTTTCATCAGCTGCAATAATCTTGTTATCGAGGCGCGCCATAGCTGACCACAATGTTTGCGGCGTAATCACCAGATCAACAAGGTCGCTTTCGCGCATATACTGATCGTGTGCAGTTGTGAATACTGCATGGCTATCAACCAGCAGATCCATCCGTTTTCTTCCCATTTGTTTCCCCTTCAGTACGTGGATCTCCGTAACCAGCGTCTCTCAAAAGCTCCACCATAATCTTGAGAGGTACAATCGCTGGCCAATTTTCTATTGACGCCGGACCAAAACCATCAGGCCTGAGAACTGCGACCGGAATAATTCCGTCCTTAATTCTCTCTGCCGCTTGATTCATTGCTTCAGTGACCGGGAAGCCTCGGCGTGCCTTAACTTCCCAGTCTATACCCACGGTCCCTGTAACGTCCGTGCCTTGTCTACCGGCCCCGGTAGACTCAGCAAACGGCCATCCGTGAGCCTGAAGGTAATCAGCGACTATACGCTGTGAGGCGTAGCCGCGATGCTTTCGGTGTTGACTCATACAATCCGTTCTCTAGCTTCGTAGACAGCATTCTCGAGCCAATGCTCGAAAGTAGTTAAACCTGGAAGATAAAGATTTGCTTGCCAACCGTAAAGAATAGCTCTTGCGGTTGTGCTGATGTTTTCGATGCTGTGCTGAGACCACAGCGGTTCATATGACCAGTCATGGTCAACCGATCTGATCTGCTCAGCTTTCTCAACGTCGCGCTCATAGAGATGTAATGAACCTACAGTATGAGAATACCAACCCATCTCAATGCCCAAAGCTTGGGCAACAGCGCCTTGCAAAGCGCCGAATTGGACAAGATCGTATGGCAGACCTAACCAGACATCATTCGATCTCATATTGACACGCGTGCAAAGTTTATTGTTGCGAATGAAAAACTGTAAAGACAATGTGCACGGAATATCTTTCGAGATTACTCTAAGGTCTTGCTTCCAATCAAAGATCGTAAGAACCGCTTGGCGTGAGTCTGGGTCAGACTTTAATAGTTCAACTAACTTGATAAGACTTCCATAAATCCTGGCGCCGTAAGCTCCGTGAAAGATATTTCCGTCCATGTAGTTGCCAAATACTTTAGAACCTGAAACAACAACTTCAGGCGCCGTAGTTTGACCAACCAGCTGCAAAGCTTCGACAGCGCCGATAAATGACTTGAGCTCTCGATTATCAACAGTGTATGGAATAACCCACGGACGCTCAATGAGCATTGTCGGATTCATAACTTCATACGTCTTTTGACCACGAGGTGATGTTACTTCACCGTGTGTTAAGCAAAGTCCAATAGCAGCTTCAACGGCTTCAGATGGGTTGTTCAGTTCAATAAACATCTGGTAAATCCCTTCCAAGCGTATCTGAGTCGACAACTTCAATGCCGTGTACTCTATCGGCAAGGTCAAGGTACATGTCCTGAGCTTTCAGAACATTGTCAATCTGATCTTGTTCGCCGCGCATCATGAGCGTAGTCGTAATGCAATCGGTGTTTCTGTAGATTATCTTAATCTGTGCACCAAGCTCAAGGAGCGTGTTGTGGCACAAAATAAATGAAGTGTTCCTCTCAAATAAAGACTTGCGTCCAAAGATGTGAGGCCAAATTATTTCACCAATATGCCAGCGGTCAAGAATAAGGCGCTGATCTTCATCTTCGTCCATGATGGACGTTATGTATTCATTCCACCAATGATTCTTTGTGGGAATACCGGCATGAATGATTTTGGCATTGGTCTCTTTAGCTAACCAATGTGCATGTGATGTCTTGCCTACGCCGTCGACGCCTTCAAGAATTGTAATCATGCGCAATCCTTTGGAAAACCATCTTCGTATTCGCAGCCTTCAGACACTGAGCACATCACGCCGGCATCATCTAGTGCACGACCACATTCTGCACACTTTCCCCAGACGCCGTCGTAGCCATCTTTCTGACGCTTAGCGTTTTTGTTGGCCTTGTCTAAATAACGAATTTCTACTTCGTCAGCAGTAGCTCCAACAGCAAGCCAGAGATTTACAATGAAGTGAAGTACATCAACCAATTCACCAACAAAGGCTTCACGGTTAATATGACGTGACGTTGCCCATGGTTTCCAGCCTACCTCACCGAGAGCTTCGTGAAGCTCGTCAGTTGCGGCTAAAATCATGTCTTTAATAAACTGAATCTTTTCTTCTTCAGGCAGATTTTCCGGATCAAGTCCAAATGATTCTTTCTGAAGTACTGCTTGGCGCATAAAAATTGAATCAAGCATCATTCCCCCTCGGTAAATGAGTTACTTCTATGTCAAGTTGTAAAGCGATGTTATCAAGTAAATCCGTCGGATATACTTGCGGATCGACGGGAACGCCGAAGAAAACTCTTCGAATTCCATGAGCTGCAATCAGCGGTAAACAAGCCTGACAAGGCCTGTGCGTAACCGCCAATAAACCGCCACGAGTATCCGTCGGAGTGCAATACCGTAAAGCATTGACTTCGGCGTGGATAACAAATGGACGTCTAGCTTCTCGGTCATCCCAGTCAATCTGAACTCCCGAAGGAGCTCCATTGTAACCAACGCCAGCGACAGAGTTGTCAGGACGAAGAACCACGGCACCGACTTGGTACCAAGGGTCCTCGCTCCGCGACGCTGCCATTTCAGCTAGCATCAGAGCGTACTCATGCCACTCTGGACGAAAGCGCATTAGCTAGATCGACCTCGACCATCGGACTGGCGAACCAGCTGCTGGACGCGACTGACCGAAATGTCCAATAAGTCCGCAATGTCCGAATATGTCCAACCTTCTTCGCGCGCCTTTTCAATGATGCCCAAAAAGTTGGCTTTATTCTCTGCCGCTGTTCTAGCGTGGCTTTTTAGCTCTTTATGCCAGTGCCACAGCTGATCTGCAATATCTTCGTCGTTCATACTTCCCCTAAATCCCAAGACCATCCTGGGCAGGGTCCCAACAGTACACCACCGGAGTAGAAAATGCCTCATTTATCGGTGTTTCTTATATGTGTTTTCCTACTCCACCGGTGTAGTATTTCAGCTATCAGGACGGCCCCGTTCTGAGAAACAGGAGAATAAAGTGTCAGATCTAAATATGACTAAGGTCGTAGAGCTTGTCAAGGAACAAAATGCAAATCTTCCAATTCAGATTATGCATACTGGTGGAGGTTGCATGACTGTTTATGCTGGACCTGCTGATGAAGACGGTTTTTTTGTTTTAGCTATTGGTCCATGCTTTGTGCGCGATGGCATTGTTTATGGAACTTGTGATGATCTTTATTTTGGAAAAGACGGAGATGAAGAGGATTACACTGTTCTCTCTACCGAAACTGAAGAACAAATCGCGTCAATGATTCAAGAAAAGTTGGTGAAGTAATGGCACACTGGCAAATGTACGGCGCTGATTTGTTAGCTAAATATGATTTGTACACTTGTGGAACTTGTCTTGCTCTTTACGGCGAAGAAGGTCACAACTGTCCAAAAGCTGAAGTTATTTGTGGCGATTGCCTCTATCCAATTAGTCAATGTCAACATAAGGAGAAGTAAATGTTTCCAATGTCACCAGCAGAATCTTGGGCTTTTTTGTTTTTAATCTTTACCGTCATGTTTACTGGTCCAAAGCTATTAAAAAACTTTGTTGATTTTATCTGCGAGCGAGCGCGTCAGCGTCAGCTCGAGGAGTACTACAACTCCAAAAGATAAAAAAAGAGCCGTTCACGGAAACCGCACCAACAGAAGGGGTTGTTGGGGTTCGACCGTGAACGGCTTTTATTATTTTTCGGTGGCTAGTTCTCCACCAAGACCCATGTAAGCAGCGCCATCGATCCATCCATCTAGCTTTTCTGGACTCTGAACGAGACGCGCCACTTTCACTTGATTCATGCAAAGAGCAACTTGATGCTCGACTACTTCAATTCCTAGAACAACACTCCAGAGCTTAGCTATTCGAGCAAAGTTCTCTTGTGGTGTTCCGTATTCTTGTTCCCGATCGTTGTATGTCAAACGATCAGCTTCTGCAAAGATTTCTTTGCGTTTCATTTTAGCCCCCTGGTCATCCTGTGCGCCCTTGGCTAAGTTACAAGGTGCGCACAGCGCTTGTAAATTATCCTCGTCATTGTTTCCTCCCTTAGCTAAAGGAACAATGTGGTCAATGTGATGCTCGACCTCAAACAAATCAGCGCCGCAGTGCTGGCAAACAAAAGCACAACGAGCCAAAACCCGCAGCCGGATAGTTTGAGGAAAGGACACTCTCGCTACTGGCTTTGGCTGTCGTGAGCTTTTCAGTAAAGCTTTAACATCTGATTTTAAGGACATTCATCACTTTCTGCACCTGCAGCCATTATTACTACCGCGTCGGCGATGCTTCATAATGTTTGCAGGTTTAGCGTCAAATCCATGATCCGCAAGAAGACGAGAAATTGCTGCTGCTGATATGTCGTGATTGTCAACGAGACCCAGAACAGCTTTTCTATCGTCGGACTCCATGCCATCAAGGATTCTGCTCATTTTGCAAAAATAACCTTGCTGAATAGGAGGATTCTTCAGGAACTCCTCAATTGCGTCTTTTAGGCGCATAAGTTTATGCCGCCGGTGTAGTCGATGCTGCTGGAGTCTCTTTTTGCGCAATCTTCGTTGTGATACGAAGAGCTAAAGGACTCAAGAATGGATACTTGGCAACCAATGCGCGTGTGGCAGGAGCTGCAACAGCACCAACCGCAGCGTAGGCAAATGAAGCCGCATTGAACTTTGCATGCGGACTTGCAATGTAATTTTTAGCATATTGGATAACGAATGCAGTTTCAACCGCAATAAACGCGTGCCAATATGACTTAATAAGATCTGATTGCTTCTTTGATAGTGTCATTCTTCCTCCACGTTGTTTACGTATGGAGTCACAATGTGTGACTCTTGCTCCACGTCCGCTCTTCCAGAGCCCTTCTCCGGAGCGGCAATACCTGTCACGGCAGCTGTTGCAACCATGCTCAAATGTCCTGGATCGACCGCGAAATTCGAAGCCTTCCACACCGCTAGCGCGGCAATACTACCAAGAGCAACCGCCTTGGGATCGGAATAATGCAGCTTAAACATTATGAACCAGCCTTAGCTACCATTGAGGTATATGTCCAGGCATCAATGCCTTGGTGACCTTTAAGTCCTGGATATTTAGATTGGTAAATCGGAACAAGAGCAAGTTCCTCGGCTGTTAATACGTTGGTGACTAAGTTAGCGGGCAACAGTCCCGCATTGGCCAAAGCCCGGGCAACAATGAGCTCTGCAGTGCCCTTGGCCCCAACCTTGAAGGCTGAAGTTCCAGGAAACGGAGGAGCTGCGATTACCGTGGTTTTTGCTGCTGGTGTGGTACTAGTTGAGCTGTTCATAATCGCAGCTCCACCGCCACCAAGCGCCGTAACTCCAGCAACACCAGCGGCAATACCCTTGTTCTGGGTTGAATTCACAGCTGGTCGAACTGGGTTTGGATACTTAGGGCGAACGATTGCCATAATGTTCAGGTAAGGCCGATGGCGGCGGAATACGCCGATACCATCAGCCTGAGAACCTGTTGCGTGATCCGCTGAGGTGTTACCCTCAATCACGGTAATACCAGCCGGAGAGGCGTTCTCAATAATGCCAACATGCTGAGCAATGCCATTTGTCCAGGAATAGAAAACAATGTCTCCAGCCCTGGCATCTTTGACGTTAATGACGCAGCCTTGTTTTTGGAACCAGGCAAGACCTGCCGGACAATAGCTAAATCCCTTAGGGGTTTCAGCCGCAACAAGCGCTGAGACGTTAGCTTGGGCAAACACCCAGCTAACGAACATGGCGCAATACGGTTGATTTGGCACGCCGTACCAATCTCCGTACGGGTTTTTATTGTCCGGACCCTCAATAAAGCCAATTTGTTGCTGAGCAATGTTAACAATATCAAGACCGCTTGTCACTGATATATCAACCTCTCTGCCAAATCTCCTGGCGTTACTAAATAGTCTGGTTTATCTGTCAGCAAAATCCCAGCCTTCGCATAGCATTCAGCTACCAGTTCTGAACAGATATAACCGTTCTTACTTGATAGATATTCCAATATGCGAGTGTTGGCTAGTACCTTCAGTCCCAAAATGCGCAATGCAATGTCGGCAATGACTAAAAATCCATAGGGTTTACCAATAATTTGGTGAGCCTTGTGAACAATAATCAAGCGCTGCTGGTCGCTGAGCTTTTCGTGCTGGTTCCAAGCAACTTCTGTATACTTGGAAACATAACCGATTTCTACGCCCTTGGGATTAGCTTCAATGATTCTTCCTTCGCCAATATAGATAAAGGCGTGATTCCACCTGGACAAAGTGCCCAGGCGGATTAACTTAGCCATGATTCCGTTAGTTTTAACGCAACCATAATCACCAGGACGAGGATTATAGGTTTTCGTCATCTAACGACTCCTTAATTACCTCAATGTCCTTAGCTTCTTTTTTAGTAAGCTTACGAATTTCACGCAAGATCATGGCATCGCGCTTTGTCTGACCGATCATTGCAATACCAATGATAAGTTCGACAGTAACCGCAAGCCATGAAGCAAGGTTCATCCATTTGATATAGGCATGAGTATCAGTGAACCATGTTGGTTGCATCCACCAAATAGCTGTAACAAGTGTCCAAATAATTACGAACCACCAGTTACGGATAACGCCCTGGACTTTCCACGAGATTTGCTCGCTGAACGTCAGGACGTCTTCTGTGTCTGGATGAATATATTTACGACTAAAGATCAAGCTCACCCTCCTTAATTTCAAGACGGGTGTTCTTTTTGTTTGAGCGCCTAATTGTGGCCGCTATGATGTGGACGACTACGCGATGGAATACCCACCACAGCGCTCCCCCGATCGCACCGATTGAGAACGTCCAACAGTAGATGACGTTTGCTAGATCAGATTGGTCTTGGAGTGTTATTTAATTGTTCCTTACTCTTGAGGTTTATTTCCCCCAGAGGCTATTTTACCAAGAAGAATCTTTAATGTGAGATTTTCTTGTATGAGGTTTGCAATCGTATTTTTCTGAGCTTCTAATAACTCATTTGCATCTATTTCTTGTTCCACATTATCCCCCTAGTTTTGTTACGCGAGCAGAAAGCTCTTGTACTGCTTTAATAAGTGGTGCAATAAATTGTTCGTAAGCAAGTGATTGGTAAGACTCTGGATCGTTAAGATCAGAGATAACCCAACCACCAAAGTCACCAACATTAGCGGCATCGAGCGCTGATTTTACTTCTTGTGCAATTAAACCGTAATGTGTGCGTTTTCCGGCAATGGATTCTACTTTGTAAACATCTTTTCCATTAGCATCTTTTTCTTCAACAACAGGATTACCTTTATCATCAACAACTACTTTATTTCCACCGGAGATAAACTTGTAAGCAACCGGGCGAAGTGAGTTGATAAAGTCAAGACCAAGAGGCGAATTTTCAATATCTGTTTTAAGTCTAAGATCAGAGTTGACAATAGCAGCATTGTGCAGATAAATGTGATTCCACTGATAGCTGTTGGCACCAACACCAAGGTCATATGTATTTGTCGTATTTGGAGACCAACCAGAAATTACACCGTAACCTCCGTAAAGATTTACGGTATTTGTAATGTTTAGGTTTGTATCGTAAACGTTTGTCACGTAAGAGCTCGCAGCGGTCAATTGTCCGCTATTGCTAAGTGAATAAGATCCTGCCCCTGTTGTAACCGAAGTAAATGATCCGGCTCCGCCAGATGTTATTCCGTAAAGTCCGCCCCCTAAAGTTAGCGATCCGCCGGAAATGTTAATTCCGGACGCCGCAGTTATTGAACCGTTAAATACCGATGATCCGGTCGAGTAAAACGTTGATGCGTAAACACCACGATCAGAAAAAAAGCTATAAGTAGATTGTTGACCGTTACCGTTAGTTGCCATCAAGTACGTTCCGCCGTAGTTAATGTATCCAGATTGGATACTAAAACCACCAATTGTTCCGTTGCTTGATGTAATTGTTCCAGAGATTGTCGCACTGCTCGCATTGAGCGCTCCGGTGTAAGCGTCAACCGAGAATGTTCCGCTGTTGTTGCTGATGCCAACGTTAACCATAATTGTTCCAGCGGTAATCTTTCCAGCTGTTACGCTTGCGATTACTGCGTCAGAAAGCTTTGTTGTGTCCCAACTAGAACCGTTCCAGGTCCACTGGTTGAGGATGACCCCAGTTCCTGACTGATACTGGAACCAAATATCACCCTGGCGTGTACCACTTCCGGAGTACGATGCCGTGGAATATGTGACAACGTTCTTGCCATTAGCTGTAGCTGATGCTGCAGTGGCATTAGCGTTTGCTGTTGTTGCAAGTGAATATGCAGAGGCAATAGCTGTATCTTGAACGGCAACCCAGGACGATCCGTCCCAACGGTATTGTTTATTGCCATTAGTTGTGTCAAACCAAATATCGCCAATTGCACTAGCGTTAGGAGTTGGAGCTGCATAGTAAGTCGACGTTGGAACAACGACTGCTGTGGCAGAACTGTCATAATCGCCTGAGCTGTACCATGTTGAATATGGAATCGGCGTATTAGTAATCTGAGGTGCTAGTGGCATCAGTTTCCCCTTAGATCGTTATTGAATATGGGTTCATTGGTGAAGTGTTAATCTCCACGCGCCAAGACTCGGGCGTAATGCTGTGATTAAAGCCTTCTACAACGCAATAAAGCTCCAGAGTTCTACCATCAACAGTTGTGCGCTCGATAGTAACCTGGTCGCCAATTTCAAGGGACAACAAATCAGGGTACAAGGCACCAAGAGCAAATGCAGAGAACTGCACTGATTGAACAAGGGTTTGGGGATTGTGATCTTTGTACGCCAGATATTTAGCAAGATTATCAGCGTCTGAATCGTTGAGAATTGGCGCATTTACGGTGATTGTTTTTAAGCCAAACGCCGTTGTTGAAGGCAGGTGTCTATACCGGCGCTGTGTGCCGCTTTCGCGCTGAATAAGGGCTTCGTTAATGACCTGATATGTGCCAGGGGTTGTTTCAAGCACGTCGTATTCCACGGTATTTGTGGCACGAGAATCAGACAATAGAAGTCGTGTAACGCGGCTAAACTTGTCACTTAGAGGTAGAAAAGTGGCCGTTCCCTCACGGCTAATAAAGAATCGACCAGCCTCGCACGCTACGCACTGCTCAATAATGTTCTGCAATGTAGCTGATTGTGTTGTAGCTTCCATCTGAACGGAGCCTGAAAGGTTCCTAGAATCAGTCCAGTTGGCGTAGGTCAACATTCTTCCGACTCTGGTTGATGTTGTTTCTGCAGCATATCCTGCAGGAGATACAGCTAGCGCGTACATCTTAGACAACAGAGCAATGCCATCGGTAAATGTCATTGTGGCGTTTGGTGAAAAACCCTGGTCAACAAGACTGGTTTCAAGGAATCCGACAAAAAGGTAATAACCTGTTCCCTGCCAGGTTCCAATAATGCGCGTTTTTAATCCTGCTTTTAGCTGGTTAACACCGCCTACAACGTACGGAGAACCAGACAGAGTGTATTCTGGGTCATAATAGCCGCTGAAGTTATCAACAACAATGCTGGCGTGTCCTGGGTCGTTTTTCTGGTCCGCTCTTGTGCGTCCTCGAGTAAACGAGACTTCACGAAGATCGCTGACATTGACTCTTACCCATGATCCGTTGATATAAAACTCAACAGCAATTGTTGGTCCGTTAGTCGATCCGTCAAGAAATGATGTCATTTATAGCCCCAGAGCTGAAAGTGGTGCACCCTTACGGCGCAGAAGTTGAGCTAGCTCATTGCGCATACGAACGGCAAGGTCTTTTTCGGCAATAACCGAACCTTGCACGTTGATTGTCACATTCATCCCCTGTCCCATCCCTGATTTATTTAATGGTACAACAGCCTCTGGACCGGCCTCGCCAATCAAAGCTACTGTTGGAGAACTTACTACACCGCCGTCGGCAAGGTGCGGAATCTTTGGAATGTTAATTCCAAATTCTTCTCCGCCAAGAAATGATGGCAGCTTGATGTGAATCTTATCGAGGAGACCAATAGCTCCGTTGATGAGGTCAATAATTCCGTTAATTTCCATCTTGAAGCCATCAACAATAACGCTGAAGATTTTACCTATGGCATCGCCAACAGTCTTGACAATGTTCCACAAATCCTTGAAAACGTTGATAACAATAATTATGGCATCCTTTACGGCGCCTACTGCCAGAACAGTTGCCTTCCAGGCTGCTAACAAGACAACGCCAACAACCGGAGCCAATACCGTCACAATAAAGTTGCCAACATCCTTCAGAATTGGGAAGATGGCGTTAAATACTTCCTTGACATCATTAAATACTTTTCCAAAGTCTTTTCCAAGGCTACTGAAAATGCCCATTTTTGTGCCCGTTGATTCGAAGTGTTGGCCAAGCTGGATAATCCAATCAACAACGTCTTTTATGAATGGAACTAGCTTTGATACCACATTACCAATTGCCTCAAATGCTGGGCGAAGAAGTGTTGTCAAAACCGGGACAATCTTGGCAAATCCCGAGGCTGCCGCAGTAAGCGCCGGATAAAGATATTGGCCAAGCTGAACCTGAAGGCCAGACATTGCAGCCGTGAACTCACGGTGCGCCATAATGTTGGCTTGAACAGCTTTTAGGTTGTTAGCAGTAAGTACAAGTCCATACTTCTGAGCTTCTTGCTCAAGTTCGACCAAACCAGCGCGTCCTTTATTGAGGAATGGCAACATTGTAAGACCAGACTTACCAAACAAAGCAACTGCTTCCGCTGTCTTCTGGACGCCGTTAGGCATCTTTGAGAACTTGTCGGCGGTCTCAAGCAATAGCTCATTCATGCTCTTAATATGACCGGATGAGTCTCTGGTCGTGATACCGAGCTCCTGAATAGGCTTTTTATTAGCTAAAACAACTGTTGAAAACTTCTTTAATGTCATTTGAGCAGCGTCGGCTGAAAGTCCGGTCTCCTCAAATGCAAAGCGTAGCTTAGAAGCATCTTCTGCAGTACCGCCAGTAACGCGCTGGATCTGCAGGACTTCGCCGCCAACTTTTTGGAACTCGTTAATGGATTCCTTGGCAAATCCTGTAACCTCGTTCAGAGCACTGGTCATCAGGTTACCGCTGAATACGCCAGCGGCTATTTCCTTGATTTTTCCAAAGGCTCCGCCGGTGTTCTCGGCTTCTTTACCAATTTTCTTCAGTGTTGAAGAGGCTGAACGGTCATAACCATAGATATTGACGCCAAGATCTGTACTGGCCATGATTTCTCCTAGTTTTCGCCGTTATTGGTTTTTGCTGCGTTTATTAAATCGTTTAATAGTGACAATTCTATATCCCACACGTTTAATGGCGTGATTCCTGGGTAGAAATGGCATAGAAGAGCTATATGCTTACGTATGTGCCCGTGAGTTCCGCCTCGGACTAAGCCTCGGCTGATGGCTCTTTTGGGTCTGATACTCCAGCAGTAATTTCGTCGATGGAATATGTGTTGAGCACATCATCAACAGAAACAATCTTTCCGGCCCTTGTCATGCAAATCCAAGCTAGTGCGTAAAGCGCCTTAACCTTGGAATATGCTGGATTTGGGTAAAGCTTTTCACCCTCAGAAAGGGTAGACAGAAGCGTCAAGCCATCAAGGCCAAAGGCTTCTTCAATAGTAATAATCTCGCGGCCTGTTGGGCCTTGAGTATTGTTCTCGCTTGGTAGATCAAAAGATTCACCACGGATAATTAAAGGCATTTGGTTCCCCCTGTTATTTAATAAGACCAGTTTCCGACATTGCATCTAGGAATGATTTTGCAACTTCTTCCTCGATTTGGTTCTTGTGTGCAGCAGCGGTATGAACTAAATAAGGCTTTGGAGACTGTTGAACCCAACGACCAGCCCAAGAACCGCTTCTTGCGCCTGCATCTGCAAATACTGGGTGTCTCCACGGCTTGCGAGAAAGACCTTCCATATAACGTGGAAGCTTTCTGTACTTACCTGTCTTATTTGCAAATGTTGTACCAGACACGTGTATTCTAATACTAAAACCCTTTTTGGAGTTTGTAGCATTGACTTTTGTCTGAACGGCGGCAGCAATTCCCGCCCTGAGTCCCAGCTCAGACTCTCCCCGTCGGGATTTAGCTGCCGTTCCGCTCTTAGCTGGCGTGTTGAGCGCCGCTTCTTTTACTTCTTGCGCAATAGGTCTCGCAATAGCGGTTAACCTCTTGCGTAGTTGCTTCTGAACATCAGCGTCAATAGTCTTGACCGCCTTGTAAAACTTTACAAGGTCTGGGCTTTCAACATTGACGTCTAGAGCTGCCATATTAGAGAGCGTTGTCGCTTGTCTGATAGACGATGGTCAATGGCTGATCTGTACCGTTGTCATAAGCGGTAAAGGTCATTGCAACATCAATGACACCAGGTCCTGGAACCTTTGGTGTGTCAGCATCGAACTTAACAGCTGAAACCGTGATCGACAATGACTGCTTGTATGTGCTAGCAATTGTCGCACCAGTAAAGGTGAGATTAAGCGCTGCTGATGAATCTGTAAGGTACTTGTTGAGCAATGTGAGATCGGTGAATTCAGCGGTCAGCTTTCCTGTGATCTTGCGGAAACCGTTGATGATCTGCTCAGCTTTAGCACCAGAAGAACCAAGGTTGTAACGATCTGCTTTAATGACGTTATCAACAGTGAGGGTGAAATCCTTGACGTTGGCAACTGATGTGCCGTCGACAGTGATTGCGCCCTGGGCAAAGTGGAAGATAGAACCGTTTGCTGGGTATGAAGCGGTCGCCAAAGACTGTGTTGTAGAGAAGCCAGCACCGTCAATGTTGAACTTACCTGTAGCTAATCCACCGGCTGCAACTTCTACTTCCCATGAAGCAACCTTTGCGCCGGTAATTGTCTTAGGAACTACTGTTCCTGTGTACTCTGGAACGCCAACCTGAACTGTAGCAGAACGTCCATAAATGTCACCAAGGGTGAATGTATAGCTATAAACGCCAGTGCTTACTGTTGTTGGTGATGGTGCAGTTCCAGTGGCCAATGCCAAAAGCTGACCAAGACCATTGGTTGGAAGGTCAAGCATAATGTCGCCAGTTGCGTCAAATGTTGTAACAACACGACGCTGTGAGCGAGGTAGCAAGCCGCCAGCACGAAGGCCTAGACCCTCGACTGTCTTCTTGTTGTAGTTAATGCCTTCAGATGTGAACTCGTAGAAACGAGACACGGTGACAGGCGTATTAAAAGTCGTCTCGAACGCGATTCCCAGTTGGGAACCAATTCCGGCGCCGATTGCCATGTTATCTCCTAGTTAGCTGGAGCAGCGTCTGCTGCTGGGGTTTCAGGGTTTGGGGTTGATGCAGGTGTTACTACTGCGGCTGCTGCCTGATCTGCTGCTGCCCAGTTCGATGTCTGCTCCAAGAGAGAAGCTGCAACTGTTGCATCGGCAACATCGAAAGTTGAGTTTGCGTTGACGGTTAATCCAAGTGATGGAATATAAACGTCGCCTAGTGGTGAAACGTTTTTGATCTTTGCCATGTTTTCTCCTTAGATTCTTGCTCGGTAAAGAATTGTGAAATCAATGACCACTGCAGAACCAGCGTTGGTCTGCATTTGGCGAATTCTGTGGCTATCAAGGCCTGAATAAAGAACAGCGCCGCTGAAGCTTGGATCAGAGCGGATAATTGTGTCCACCGCTGACAATAAAGTCTGGCCATTAGCTCTGTTGGTGGCCATTGTTGTATCACCGCTTTGGGCAACTAGCATGCAGTTCAAGGTTCCATCCTCAAACATCTTGTAGTTTCCAACAAGTTCCCAGTTGTTTTTGGACTCAGAAGCTACAACATCTCCGCTTTCATTGCCATCATGTCCAACGGCAATATAACTGCCAGGATAAGAGTCAATGTTAATATCCGGACCATCGTAAATCTGGATTCCAGTCAATAATGGTGATGCCTTGAAAGCTGCAATGACATTTGTAATCAGATTTTCAATTGCTGATGTGGCCATTACAAGATACCCGGCAAACTAATTGGATCGAGCAATCCCATAACTCGACGTGGCATAGAGAAGGTTGAACCTGAGTAAAAATCGTCACCGTTTTGGTTACGGGTAATCACGTTCATAGAACCGCGTTGTGTCTGCCACAGATGGCGAACAATCTCAAGAACACCCTGCTTTGCTTGTGGGTGAGGGTTGACATAACCGGCAACATAAGAAACCGTGATGTTTCTAGCTCCTGGTGCCCAGATACCAAAGAAGTTTGGTTCATTAAGGGAACCGGATGTTACTCGATCAAGGCGCTGACCTGTGTAATCCAGCGCATAATCTGTTGCACCTAAAGTAATTCCGTTTTCAACAACGCTAATAATGCTGATTGCACGAGGGTGGAGAAGGCGCAAAGTCTGTTGATTTCCATCGTAGACTTCATTGGTAAATGTCTGGCGACCAAGAATGGTTCCTGTGTAATTTTGGGCCATTTCAGTAGCCGCATCGACAAAGCGATATAGCTCAAGATCGTTGGTTGTTATCGTTGACGAAATGTTGAGGTGATCTTTTACCTCGTCAATAGAAACAATGGAAATCGAATTTGGGTCGCGGACGGTGAAGTCATCAGCGTATGAGCTAGCATTTGTTCCTGTAGCTACCCAGAAAACTGTGTGACGACCAGCCTGAGACGGAGTGTAGTTTACGTCATAAAGTCCGGTTCCAGAGTGGTTAACCGTTGGTGTCGCAGTGGTACCATCTGGCAAAGTAATGGTCAATACGACCGCTGTTGCGTCTGCTGCAGTTCCAGAGCTATTGGTTACAGTAATACCAAGAGGGACTGAGCTTCCGAGGAAATACGTACTGGCCATCGGTTATCGACCTTTCATAGATGCTGATGATGTCTGACGTTCGGCCATATTTCCCATAATTGAGGTGTAGTCATACGTCCACAATGAGTTGTTGTAAGAAATACCGCTCTGATCGTAAAGATAATGATTCAGAATTGAAGCTGGAGTGGCCCGATAAACCATGCTTGGCGCAGTGACGATTCTTTCCGTCATTGTGCTTGCAGACATATTAGCTCCTTAGTTGGTACCAGCCATCTTCCCAAAGCGTGAGAAGTCTCTGAAAATAAGCCTCGTACTCAAGGCCGATTGTATCAAGGGAATAATGATTTACCGAATGTTCCCTAATTGCTTTGCGGTCTAGTTTCTTTACGTCTTCTGCGGCCTGTAAGAACTCGGACAATGTTCTGCAGCGATAACCGGTTACGCCGTTGGGATTGTTCTCTGTAAATGCGCCCCAGTCGGTCGTGATTGTAGGCGTTCCACAAGCTTGAGACTCGATCACGACGTTTCCGAAAGGTTCTATGTAAAGAGTAGGGGCTAATGTCGCGATCGCCTTTCCCATAAGTTCGGCGCGCTCTTTGGGGTTAACCGATCCGATGTAATCACCATAGCCGCCAGGATTTTCACCAGGTCCGGCAATGATAAGGCGCTTTCCAAGACGTTCGCATACTTCTTGAGCTATTCTGAAGCCCTTGCGGTCAATGACTCGACCGATGAAAAGGTAGTAATCACCATCTCCGTCCCCAAGTGGGAACATGTCTGGTTCTAAATATCCAGGAATCACAACGTCAAAAAACTTGCCATCAACGGTTGTCGGATTTTGATATGCAGCATAAATTGAGTGCATCCAAGCATATGACTCAAACACCCGATATTGGGAAAAAACCCCTCCGTAGCCAACGCCAAATTCCACAGTCATGTGGTTAGGAAAAGCATCGGCGATTGGCTTCTGAGAAGAACCGCCAATGGCGCAGATAAAGTCTTGAGGCTGAAGTCGCTGCTTCAGTCCCTCAATAATATTGGCATTAAAGATTTGCCAATGCGGAAGGGTATTGTCCCAGCTCGTAGAAGTGAAGTGCTGATCCCCTACAGCTTCAGCACGTTCAGCTTCCGTAATACATGTAATAAGCTCAGTGACCGGAGCTTCATTCTGTTCTCCAGCATAGAGATATACCTCGTGACCCAGCTTGTTCATCATCATACAAAAACGACGAACCTTCTCAGTAAAGGCACAACCCGCATATTCTTTTGTTACTTGAGTGTGTGGCAAAGCTAGGACATGAAAACGCATTTATTTCCCCTATTTCAACAAGTTAACGAGCGAACGAGTACGCCCGTGAGCCAACTGAGTATAGACCTGAGTTGTTGCTACGCTTGTGTGGCGCATAAGCTCTTTAACAGCGACCAGATCCCCTCCGGATCGCTCTAGCATATCAGTTGCAAAGTAGTGACGCAATGAGTGGAAATGCTTGGCATCCGGGCCAAGGATTCGACGCATTTCGTTGGCTGCTTTAGCGCTGAACTTGTTAGCTGTTACATTCCAGAGACGACCAAGAGTATCATATTTCCTGATCGTTTCTGCGACCATTGGGCTGACTGGAATCACCAAATCTGTGTTTCCCTTGCCAATAACGGTCAGCATTGGGCCCTCGTCGGTATCGAAAAGGTCAGCGCCCTTGATGACGGCAGCTTCGCAGCAACGAAGACCTGCCATACCGCCAAGGATAAACCAGTCGCGGAACATTGGTTCAGCTTCTTCGAGAAGCTTAGCGTATTCCGCCTTGGTTACTGGCTTTGGCGAGGATCGACCAACCTTAACCTTAGCTAAATCCTCGGCGGGATTATTGCCGTTGACCAGGCCCATCTTGTTCAAGGAGCCATAAATAGAGCGCAATCGAGCGACATAGTTCGCCTTAGCTGATTGCTTAGTTGCACGTAGAACGATGTTATTTTCCAAGTCTTCGACCGTGGCCAAAGCTGGATGGACGCCGATTCTGCGGATAATCTGCAGATCGGTGAGAATGACGCTACGAGTAAAGCCGCTTGCCTGATAACGATTGGTAAGCTTCTTCTCGATTATCTCCATGGGTGTTAGTTCCATACCAGGAAACGTACCAGATTGGAACTACCTTTGCCGGAGTGTTTCGTCCGGCCATCGAAGAGCTAGCTAACTCTCGGTGGAGTGTTCCAATGTCCGATTGATATATCGGTTGGCAGAGGATTTGGTAAAGAATCTGTAAGGGCCATCATAGACATACCAACTTTGGTAGTTATGTTCTAATTTCTCAATCCACGCGTCATAGTAAAATGGCCGACGCTTTTTGACTCTGCCGCGAAACTTATCCTTATAAAAAATCATTCTGGCAAACTCTCAGTCAAGTGTTGCAGTTCAATCTTGACTGGAATGGCGCTGATAATCTCTCTTTCTTCAAGAGGTACTTCATACCCAAAAATCAAATACTGAACATAGCCGTTGTGTTCTGTTTTCTCCATCAACTGCTGGTATTCAATTCCTCTAGCGTTCTTGAAACTGACCCAATAAACATCAGGCATATCCATTGCCATACCCCCTTCTAGGTAGGAAATACCTTACACTTTCAGGGGGCTAGGCTGGCAAATCTACGCCTGTGGCGTGGCTGAGTTGGCTGCAAGTGTGGCTAGATAGGCTTGGTAGTCTGAGTTGGCAGAATCGGCAGGGATAATAGAATAATCTGA